CATTGTTGATGGGCAATAAAAAAATGAATGAATTGCCTCCCCACATAAAAGACCTCGTGGAAGAGTTGGACAGCGAAAGCAAAAAGCGACCCGAGGAGGTCATGTTTGATGATGCGGTCAACGAAGAAATTGGACGTATCCTATTGGATTATGCAGCCAATGTCACTGAGAAACAGTTGCAAACTCGTGGTGGGTCCACCCGAAAATGCAAACGGATTTGCAGGTTGAACGCAAAGACGCGTTCCAAACCGGGACTGACAAACGGAAAGAAGCGTGGCACTCGCAAGAAATACACGGCGAGTAAACCTAGGTGTAAACGCACTCGCCGGGCTTAGCAAATGCAATGAATGTGTGAAAAATGAATTGACATTGGATACAATCAATTCATTTTATTTGAATTTTGCACATGGATTAGATTAATGCTTCCTGTGCTTGCGACTCTTCGTCTTCTTAAGGTCGGAGATGCGAACGGCGCCGAACTTGCCCTTCTTGGCGGTCCAGCCGTGCTTTGCCAAACGCTTCTCTCGCTTAGCGGTTGCGTGCTTCTTGGCGCTGACAATGCGGCCGTACTTGTTCATGAGCAGCTTCTCCTTGGTGAGACCGGGGGTGCCGTCGGTCTTGTAAGCGGTGCCGTGGAACACCTGGGCGCGAGAGCCGCGAATGAATTCGAACTTCTTGCCGTGGATGTGATAGAGACCGTCCTCCGAACGCGTGTAGTTTCTTCCCATTGAATTTGATTGATGTATTATAATTCAACGAGAGAAAAAAAAATTATAAAACATTTAGCGAATCAATTGAATTGATTCCGGATGGGCTGACCGTATCCCGCCGGCGCTCCCGTCCAGCTCCTATACGCATTGGTCGGTCGGTTGGCCTGCGTAAAACAATCGTTGCGTTGGGCCGTTGCAGTCCGAATGATTGTGCTAAACACTTTGAAGTTTACGACGATGGGAATAACTTCGCCGCCACTGCCCGTTTCCACCAACTTCTTATTGATGGGTTGATAGCACCGACATTTCTTAAGAGAATAATAATTATATCCTGACATTTTTTATTATATTTATTATATAATATAAACACATATATAATACAAAATGAGTGCAGCAATGAGTGAAGAAGACAAAGAGGAGGCAATTGAGTTGCGTTCATTTGTCGCAGCATATGAAAATGCTTTAACAACGGTCCTGGAGTTGAAACATAAGCATAAGTTTACTATGACTACTGCCATGAGACAAGACATGAATGATATAATCGAGAGTAACCCAAACCCTCTAATAAAAGTGGAGAGGTTAATGGCGAGATTTAAAGATACTGATTTCGGCAAAAGAGTGATGGGCATGGCGATCCTTGAAAACGATCATGGGTTCGCTGAAAGTGTGAGAAAGAGTGACCAAGCAGAACAAGTGCGTCTGATGAAAGTAGCTGAACAACGTGCAGAGGCAATGCAAATGCGTCTAGCTGAAGAGGCAGCTGCAGCGGCTGCAATAGAGGCTGAGGAAATGCGAATAAGACAAGGTCTACCTTATGGAACATACACAGAATTTGGTCCATCACATGTACGTCCTTTAGACAATCCTCTTACCATTCATTTTCTCAAACCAAAAAAAAAAGGTGGAAAGAAGAGTCATAAGAAGAAGAGTGGAAAGAAGAGTCATAAGAAGAGTCATAAGAAGAGAACCCATAGGAGAAGGCATTGAATAAATCAATGAACAATAATTCCAATAAAACAAAAAATTGAAGGAACTTAAAGCGAATAAATGGATGTCATGTATCCCTTTATTTCATTGCAAAATGGCAGCAACCGATTTATCAAGCAAGTATCAGAAAATGACGGACTTGGAGCACATTCTCAAGAAGCCCGACACCTACATTGGTTCCATTCAGATGACCGAGTGCACCGAATACACGACTACAGCCAATGAGAAAGAAGGCGGGGCGACAAACATCGGATTGGCGACGTTCACGCACATTCCCGCGCTCTACAAGTTGGTTGACGAAGGCTTGGTGAACATGCGCGACCACGTCATCCGCCAGGCGCAGGCAATCAAGGACGGCAAGCCCAACGCGCTCCCCGTGACGTGCATTGAAGTGGAAGTGGATGCCGCCACTGGCACAATTACCATGACGAATGACGGCAACGGCATTGACATCGCGCAGCACCCCGAGCACAAGATGTGGATCCCCGAGATGATTTTCGGTCACCTGCGCACCTCCACCAATTACGCCGAGGACAAGAAGGAGAAAATCGTCGGCGGGAAGAACGGGTTCGGGTTCAAGCTCGTGCTCGTGTGGTCTACATGGGGGTCGGTGGAAACCGTGGACCACGTGCGCGGACTCAAGTATACCCAGGAGTTCAAGAACAATTTGACCGAGATTTGCGCGCCAAAAATCACCACTGGCGGCAAAAAACCGTACACGCGCATCTCGTTCCGCCCCGATTATGCGCGCTTCGGCATTGCCGGGCTGACGCCGGACCTGACTGCATTATTTAAAAAACGCGTCTACGACATTGCCGCCGTCACGGACCGCAGCATTCGCGTGAAGTACAATGGCGCCGTCGTGCCCGTGAAGGATTTCAAGCAGTACATCGGCCTCTACATTCGCCCCGAGGGCAAGTGCGTGTTTGAGACTGCCAGCGAACGGTGGGAGTACGCCGTGTGCTTGACACACACCGACGAGTTCGCGCACGTGTCATTTGTGAACGGCATTTGCACGTCCAAGGGCGGCAAGCACGTGGAATACGTCATGGGCCAGCTCTTGCGCAAGTTGGCGGCTTTTATCAAGACCAAGAAGAAAGTGGACGTGAAGCCGGCGACCATCAAGGAGCAGCTCATGCTGTTTCTGCGCTGCGACATTGAGAACCCGGCGTTTTCCAGCCAGACTAAGGATGAGCTCACGACGACGAGCGCGAACTTCGGGTCGGCCTGTGTCGTGAGCGACGAGTTCGTGGAAAAAGTGGCGAAGATGGGGGTCATGGAGGCGGCCTGCGCCCTGACGGAAGTGAAGGAGGCGAAAGCGGCAAAGAAGACGGACGGCACCAAGACGCGCACCATTCGCGGCATCCCCAAACTCATTGACGCCAATTTTGCGGGCACGGAGAAGTCGGGGCAGTGCACCATCATCTTTTGCGAGGGAGATTCGGCCAAGGCGGGCATTGTGTCGGGCCTGAGCAAGGAGGACCGCAACACCATTGGCGTGTATCCGGTGAAGGGCAAGTTCATGAACGTGCGCGGCGAGGCGGTGAAGCGCATTGCGGAAAACACGGAAATCGCGGAAATCAAGCGCATCCTGGGACTGGAGAACGGGCGCGAATACACGGCGGAAGACGTGGCCAAGCGGCTGCGATACGGCAAGGTGCTGTTCATGACGGACCAGGATTTGGACGGGTCGCACATCAAGGGCCTCGGCATCAACCTGTTTCAGAGCGAGTGGCCGTCGCTGACGCACATCCCGGGGTTCATCGGGTTCATGAACACGCCGATTCTGAAGGCGCGCAAGGGCGCACAGGAGCGGGTGTTCTACAACGAGGGCGAGTTTGAGGCGTGGAAACAAGGCACAAGCGGAGCGACTACAAGTGGAGCAAGCGGAGCGACTACAAGTGGTGCAAGCGGAGGACCAATTGACGTGAGTACCTGGAACATCAAGTACTACAAGGGTCTGGGCACCAGCACGGGGCGCGAATTCCGCGAGTACTTTGAGCACAAGAAGATTGTGGATTTCGCGCACACGGGCGATCCGAGCGACGACGCGATTGACCTCGTGTTCAACAAGAAGCGCGCGGATGACCGCAAGCAGTGGCTGTCCACGTATAATCGCGCGGACCATCTGGACACCAGCCACAAGCATGTGTCGTACGAGGACTTCATGACGCGCGAGATGAAGCACTTCTCCATTTACGACAACCAGCGCTCCATTGCAAACGGCATGGACGGGCTGAAAATCTCGCTGCGCAAAATCCTGTTTGCCGCGTTCAAGAAGGGCGGGCTGAAGACGGAAATCAAGGTGGCGCAGTTCAGCGGCTACGTGTCGGAGCACTCGGGCTACCACCACGGTGAGGCGAGCCTGAACGCGGCCATTGTCGGCATGGCGCAAAACTTCGTTGGCAGCAACAACATCAACTTGTTTGAGCCCAACGGGCAGTATGGGACTCGACTGTGCGGAGGCCGAGATTCTGCTAGTGAAAGATACATCTTCACGCAGCTGAACCCAATCACGCGGCTCATTTACCGCGCGGAAGACGACGCCGTCTTGGAGTATCTGGACGATGACGGCCAGCTGGTGGAGCCCACATTTTACGCGCCGGTTGTGCCCATGATTCTAATCAACGGCACGAAAGGCATCGGCACGGGGTTCAGCACGGACATCATGTGCCACAACCCGCTGCAAATCATTGACTACATCCAATCCATGCTGCTGCAAAGGCCGGAGGCAGAGTGGGGCCCAATTGAGCCGTATTACCGCGGGTTCAAGGGGTCAATCACACCACTCACTGCACCGGGTAAGTTCTTAGTCAGAGGGCTGCACAGCGTGGATGCCGCGAAGAAGCAGGTGCGCGTGACTGAACTCCCGGTTGGCCACTGGACGGAGGATTTCAAGAAGCATTTGGAGTCCCTCATTGAAACAAATTCAATTAAGGACTACGTGGACATGAGCACAGACACGGTGGTGGATTTCACAGTGACGTTTCCGCCCACGGCGGACTTTGGTGCACTTGCGGCGACAGTTGACCACGGGTGCTGCACCGCAGTTGAAAAGCTGCTGAAGCTTTACACGACGGAATCCACGAGCAACATGCACCTGTTTGACAGCCAGGACCAGTTGAAGAAGTACGGCAACGTGCGCGACATTGTGCGCGACTACCATGCGACACGCCTATCCCTGTATGCGAAGCGCAAGGCGCACCAGTTGGCGGCCATGGCGGCGGAACTCCGTGTGCTCAGCAACAAGGCGCGCTACATCCAGGAATTACTGGACGGCAGCATTGACCTGAGACGCAAGCGCGGCGACGAGTTGACAACCATGTTGCAGTCCAAGAGCTACGATGTCATAGAAACCGACGAGCATTACAAGTACCTGTTGAAGCTGCCGATGGACAGCGTGAGCGAGGAGAACGTGCAGAAGCTCTTGAAAGAGAAGGGGCAGAAGGAGTCATGCCATGCGGCGTTGCAAAGCACTGGCATTGAGCAGCTGTGGTTGGCAGATTTGGCCGAACTGCGTGCAGAATATGTGAAACAGGAAGAAAAACGAGTGGAAAGCACCAGTGCAACTGCAACAAGTGCTGGTGCAGGGGGGAAAACTGGTGCAAAGAAGGTGGTTGTCAAACCTAAGAAGGCGGCATGAGCTGTTCTCAACCAATTCATGATGAACAAATCATGATGAACAATTTATAAATCTATACATTTTTTCCCCATTAAAGCAGCGTGCGTTGAAACAAAAACCACACATCGTATTTGCCCCCCTCTTCTCGGCAAATGTAAAAATTGGATTGCGTGTCTTTTGAAAACACGCAATTTGCAATGATTTGCTGGTCATCTTTTACGATGCGGCCTTGACACAGTTGTTGGTGCAGATTTGCGTCATAAATGGTCGCCCACCACTCCGCCTTGGTTTTGTGCAGCATGAAAAACCCGCCCGCAATGAAATTTAAGCGCGGGTTCAATGGTTCATTGGCATTGATGGTCCGAATGCAGTCACCAATTTGTGCCCAGTCATTGTTCACGCACCCGTAATAAATTTTGCTGGGATTAAGCACCGCAATTTTGTCGGGATTGGGCCATCTGCGCAACTGCGACATGGACAAATCTCGCATCGGCCCAGTGGTCCGACCCCGAAAATACCCAATGTCGCACCAGCCATAATATTCTGTGTCAAAATAGCGTTTTGCAACAGTTTCATGCACAAAGTGCACCTTTTCAGACCAGAGCGCGTTGACTCGCCAATCAACCAACTTGTTAATCAATGCATTTTTTTCGTGGTTTGAAATCCACAACTCCTTTAGAGCATAGTTACGAAATGATTCAAACGGTTTTATAATGACGCGAATGCGCGGATTGACTGCAGCGTATCCGTGAAAATCAAACGCGGCACACCCGGCGTCGTCTGTGTAAATCACCAGATTGTATGCGTGAACATTGGACAGCATGTTGCGGATCCAGGCAGCATACACGCTAAAATCAAATTTGGCCTTGAATTGGTACCAGCATGTTGAAAATGTGATGTTTGGATTGATTGCATTGCACGACATTGAAATGGGCATTGATTGGTGCGTAAAATATATAATATAATATGTTATACGTAAAAACATTTAAATCCAAATCATTGGGATGTTTGCAGTTTACAAAAAGTTGACCAGTCCGGAAACCAGTCCCACGCTGGGGCCTTCCAAAAGTCCGGATTCAAAACCGTTGAATGCTAATGGTAATGATGACAAAAAAATGGAACCACCACAACCACAACCACAACCACAGCCACAGCAACCACAGCAACCACAGCAACCACAGCAACCACAATTATTGGGACCACTTGACTCATTTTCATTGTGTGATTGTTGCAGCCCCCGGTTAAAGCTTCCATCAAACGCGTCATCTTCCATGCCCATGCAAGAACAAGTGCAGTATGAATTCGGACACGCCACTCATTACAAGTACAATTCAACCATTCACCGAGTGATGTGCGATTTTGACTTGAACCATTGAGCTATGTTTGATTTTTTTTTTTTCATCACAAACCATCTATTCAATTCTTGGGTTTCATTGTGAATGAATTGACATTGAAAATGGTTACAAATTTCCATCAACAATTCATCGTTGTAAACATAATGATGGAGAGTTCTATTTTCAAAATTGTCCAAACTTCTTTTTGTGAATGAAACCAAATCCACTGCCTCAGGGTCCATGGTTAAATCATGTTTTCTTAAAATTTCAGGAAGCGAGGACAAGTCATCTTCGCCCACGTCTTTTTCATACTGTGACAACAATGTTGCAAATTTTGAATATTCCCGTTTGTGATCAAAGCACATGGATTTCTCAGGAACCACAATGATGATGTAACCATTTTTTTTTGTTATTCTTAAACATTCGTTGATTGCCTTCAATGGATTTGCAATGTGTTCCAATGAATGAGATGAAAAACAGAAATCATAGCATTCATTTTGAATGTCCGTCATGTTCACGACATCATTCACAATGACTCTGCCTTGTTTGTTTTCATAATAATTGTAAGATGCGTCATGCTTTGACCAAATGGTGTCATTTGAAAAAATGACATTGTCAATGGATGTTGCATTTTCATAAATGACAGTTCCGCTTACAGAGGGACCTCCAATTTCCACTCCAATTTTTCCACTGCTTATCCGTTTTAATACGTCGTTCAACATTTGATTGTGTCAACTATAACAATTTGTTTTTAATTGAATTTATTCAATATTTAATTGTTTGTGCATTATTATTCACACCTTATAAACAATTGCAAACAATTACAAACATGGTTATCAAATCGGTGATAGTTCACTTGTTTCACATTATATTTGTGGGAGGGTTATTCCTGTATTTAGGCATTCGCCAAAATGCGGCTCCTTCATGGATTTATCCTTCGCTCATGGTTTTGGGTGTCGGAATCATCATTGTGCATGGACTGGAGTTATTTAAAAATGGATATTCTCTCATTTCATGGTTCCATGTTTTGATTGTGGCACCATTGGTTATCTATGTCGGCCGAACCGGCCCTCACACGCCTCAACTCGCGTACAGGTTCATCACTGCAGCCGGCATTCTTGCAATTGCCGACCACGCATATTGGTTGATAC